TATTCGGATAATACCTTACATAAGATATCTGTCCCGTCTATAAGCTTTAGAACTTTAAACTCTGATTTACTTTGTTGATACTCCATCATCTATTTATCTATCACATATTCCGCATATACATCATATCGTTTAGAGTATCTTCCATCTTGAGCAATACAATATAATGTTGGTCTAGGTATGTGAGGCACCGTCTTATGAAACTCATCTAAACATCCCCACACCTTTGTATATGATAAGTGTTTTCTTTGCTGTTATGTTATTAGAACCTTTCTGTCTTTTACCCAACGCTTCTCTTTGTTGTTTACCCTGCTCAGTATTGTATAGACGATAGAGGTTGCTTTGACTATTACTCTTATTGGAATGATCTAAGTTGTATCCACCGTAGTTCCAATGAGACATAAGTTTTCCTTCTTCATCAAAAGGTCTGTCGTATCCTTCAGCAATCAAAACATCTCTTGATAAAGGAGTTACATCTATAGGTTCACCGAAGACCTCAATAAGTTCTTCTTTGGTCGTTACTAAATATTCGTAGGACATTATAACTCTCCAATAGTTATTCTGTTTAGGAGGTAACAGAGTTGTCGCTCTGTTGCCTCTGTTCTATTTATTAAGTTTCACAGGCACAATATCATAGTCAAACGACTGCTCGCTGTATATCTTTATTCTTTCCTGTAGATGTTTTAGTGTATAGTTCTCTTTACCATTATACACTAGGTCATCTGCTATGTCAAATAACTCCAACTCATCTTTACCATCACCCATTCTTAGACCACGACCTATTGACTGAAGCACACGGACCTGACTTTTATATGGACTAGCAAAGATGATTGCGTGTATTCGTTTGATATTCACACCTGTGCTAAAGGTTCCATAACTTGCAACGATAACAGCATTGTCGTCCTTCTCAACAAGTTCTCTCACACGCTCTCGGTCATCTGTTGGAGTTGCTCCGTATACCAAATGAATAGTCCTATCTTCACCACAATGGTCTACAATCATATTACACAGAGGCACCAATTGTTTCTCAATGTATTGTGCCAACACTAATATGTTTCCATCAGTAGCACACACCAAACTTCTAATAAACTGATTACGTTTCATATTCGTAGATAGAAACTCCATCTCCTGTTGATAGGTCTTATCCTTCATCATTCGTTTATCATTCTGATTATGATCCAATACTAACACCCGAATATGTAAAGGTGATAGTTGTTTCTTCTCTATCAGTTCAGAGGTAGTAGTGACTTGTTCATGAACAGAAAACAATCCTTCTAACACCAGACGATGTATCTCTGTACCATCTAATGTTCCAGTAAGACCCACACGATACTTACAATCATGTAGTTTAGTCATAATACCAGTAAGAGACTTTGCCTTTGCAAGATGAGCCTCATCAACTACAACAAAACCAAACTGATTAAAGTATCTTGTATCTAGTTTGTAGATAGATTGCCAAGTGGAGATAATAACTTCTTTATTTGTATTCTTATCTTTACCAGCATACAACTTGTGGCAGTGTTCATCAGGAAACCAACCATAGTCTGCGAAGTCATTATACATCTGTTCGACTAGACCAGTGGTGGGAACTACAATAAGAATTTTCTTATCTAGTTTTTGTAAATAGTATCTAACTAAGGCATAGATGATAAACGACTTACCCGAACCTGTGGGTGATAAAATAAGTCCTCTATTATTTTCTATAATGCTATGAATAGCATCTATTTGATATTCTCTCGCCTTGAGTTTACCCTTTTGTAGAGACCAGACAAACTTTGCTGTAAGACTTCTTTCAAGTTTACGTTCTTCAAAATCTTCGGAGAGTTCGTATGTATGTCCGTTCTCCGTGAGAAAGCTTTGGACATACGGTAGTAATCCAAAATAGATTTTACCAGTACCGGGACTGAATAATCTAATTCTACCATCCCAAACTTTCGCTCTGACTGATGGCATGAATCGAGCTCCTTCAACTTCAAATGTGAAAAACTCTGAGAGTTCTCTACCGATGTCTGGGTCACATTTGATGCGGAGGTACGCTTCATTGAATTTTTCAATTTTAGTTTCCACAACTAGTCACCATGAATAAACTTCTTCCATTCAATAGTGTTTCTAATAGTCCAGTTGCGGTTATTAATCTCCCTTAGTATTCGTTCTAAATAGTCTGTTATCTGTTTGGCATACGCCACCTTCTGACTGAGTTGTTGTAACTCAACATCAGCATCAAGATAGATGCCAACATCAGCTTTCAGAACCTTCAAGTCAAAAGGATTTTCTCTATAAACATCCGGTGATGCCTTGCCCGTGTAGTATTCCCACTTGGCACGATACACCACCTTGTAATCATCTTGCAGTTTCTTGTACTGCAAGGAATGTTTAGTGTACAACTTTAGGTACTTGTTATGTATTTGAGGAGTACGAATAGACTCTAGGTCTAATTCCGTATCATCAATTCTCAAGTCCCGTTCAACATCATTATATAGTTCTTCAATATTCATAATTCATAATAAAAATAGGAAAGCAGTCAGAGGTTTTGATAACAACCTATGTATGCTTCCACAATATAGTGAGAAGATTTTACCCTACTCTATCAATAACTTGACTGCTTCTTTCTATTTATCAAGCTTTACTTGCTACCACATCAAACCAACTGTAAGCAAACGATGCTTCACAAACTGCATATGATGTATCAGTTTCTTGTTGACTGTATTCTATGTTACCCAATGAGATTGGAAACGCATCATAGATAAAAACATTTGCGATAGGATTGTTCTTACTTGTTAGAATGGTCATCGTAATGTCCGTGTACAAGTTTCTATCACTAGAAGGTGTATCTACTGAGGTGTTAGTTGTAGATGTAACATCTTCTTTAAACCTTCTTATCTGTGATCTGGTATTATTACTTCTATCAATGTTATCCGGCCTGGGGAGTTTATTGAATTGACCTTTACCACTAAAGGGGAACCCAATATTCTTTACCCAATCATACATCTCCATATAGTTCTTCAATGACTCATCTACCATAAATGACATATTGAAGTTATCGTATTGCATCTTATCACCGACGACTGCAACATCAACAAAAGGAGTATACTGAGATGCCTGTGCCATAGTAACACCAGGAATATTAGCTCGTACTACAAACCATTCCGTTGTTGGGAAGATAGGTAGATAAACTTTAAACTGATTTGATTGTGAGTAATCAAATACACTAGGTTGTCGTGCTAAGGCATCAGTAGTACCAGTATCAACCGTACTGGTACTACCGCCGTATTCTCCGACCCTTAGATCAGTTGCTGCCATTATGCAGACCAGCCAGATCCGTTAAGTGCCATCTTAGTATATTCGATTACAAATGTACCATTACACGCTGCTGCATTTGTTAAAATTATATCACTAGTTACTACTGTTGATGAAGTACGGCTACAAGTAATTGCGGGTTGTCCCGAGGCGTAACCATATGAACCACTGCCTATTAGAACAAAAGCATTATCAACTCCGCCAGTACCACCCCAACTTACAATAATTCCTGCTGCGGGACTATCTGTATTCCAATAAATTTTTGAGATTGCTAACAGTGAACCTGCAACCCATCCAGACAAACCAGAAGCATCTACTACTAGTAGTCCACTACCGTTTGTGTCGGCAGTCATTGTAACGTGTGTCTGACCACGCCAATCTGTATCCATTAATTTTGTGACAGTGTTTGCCATTTTATTTTCCTCATAAAGTTTTCGGAGCGAAAGGCCTAACTCCTGTTGTACAATGCCTTCTCTTTAATCATTACTATTTATCAATTCCAGTAGACAAAAAAAACTCCCACCGGAGTGGGAGTTTGAAATAAAGTTGCCTTTATTTTTATTTTGATAGCAACTCTTACATCAAGTTAGCGATCTGGACTCGTCTGTAATAGACGTTAGCATCAACCGTACCACTACCGTTAGTAGCAGCACTGGACTCAGCAAATGGATTCACCTGTAATCCGTATCTCGTTTTGAACCCGATCTTGGGTTGAAAACTGGACTCACCAACGGCTCTTACCATCTGTAAGGGCACATAGGGGCAGTAGAAAAGACCTGCGTCATATGGGGAAGTACCTTTGTAACCAACAACATAGTATTGGTTAGTAGAAGCACCTGAACCTGTGTAAGGAACACCCATGTTCATGTAAGGATCAACATAAACTTTGAAGCGACCATTCAATGTACCAGCGAATGTGTTGCCTGTGGAGTCCACGTTGAGGTTATCAGATAGAGCTGACTGGTAGTCCAAAAGACCTGCCATTGTAAGTGCAGAAGCAACGTCAGCAGAGCAAAGGATGATGTTACCCTTTCCGCGGCGTGTGTCACGAGCAATTACGTTAGCATCACGTTCGATAGAGAACATAAGACCTTTGAATTTTTCAACAGACCACCGACCGTTAGAGTCAGTGTTCAAGTCAAAGATACCAGCGTTTGTTGTGTTCATCGCAGCACCCTGTTTGGAGTTACGATAAATTGTACGAACAACCTCTCGGTTGATTTCAGCAAGGATCTCAGAACTTAGAATGTTAGCAAGTTCTGTCTCAGCGTCTAGACCGTGAATGGCCTTGAGGTCCTGAGCGAGTTCCATTGTGTATTCAGCTTTGAGAGCACGTGACTTTGCAGTTACGGTTGCTTTCTCAATACTGAATGCCATCTCAGCAAAAGCGTTAGCAGCACTGTCGCCTAGGGCTTCAGCAGATGCTGTGGCCATGCCTGTACCTGTTGAGAAGTTAGCAGCACTCAGTGCCTTTAGAACGTCAGAACCTGTATGAGTACCTGTACCAGAGAATTTGGTATCGGCTTCATTGAACAGGGCCTCGGTTCCGGCCTGTGATGTGTAACGAGCCTTCATTGCGAAGATAAGACCTGTAGGTCCGGTCATTGGCTGAACGCCGCAGATATCATAAGCAATTAGTGAAGGCATGGCACGACGGACTAGCGAAATTAGGATTGGATCCCAGTTTGCTACACCGCTGCCGGTTGCGTTGGTTGGAGCTGCCTCGCGAAGAAACTCACCGTCTTCTCGCATTGCACGCTCTTGGTTTTCCAGGATTACAGTAGTAACGGCCCGACGATATGGGTCCTTAATCTCGGGAAGATCAGGGTGCCCAAGCACTGGCTGCCACTTTTCCTGTAGTTGTTCCGTTTGAAACATTTTAGTTTTCTCCCTTTTGTGTGTAAACTTTTAAGCTTCCGCTTTCCCACGGATGTGTGTTCGTGAGATTGCAGACATATAAGCGCCCATTACATCGGTAACTTCTACTTCTTCCGTACCTTCTACTGGTGCTGCAGTATCATCACTTGGTGTTGTTGCTGTTGCCTTTGGAAAATATCCTTCCTTGATTGTTTCGACTTTCTCACGAAAATCTTCCGCGCTCGTGTATTCGATATTTTCTGTTAGCCCAGCAAACTTCTCGACTTCTGTATCTGCAAGATCAGAAGCCACGTCTAAAAGAATGTCAGTCCGTTTTAGATCGGCGTTCACTTTGTTAAGCTCAATATTTGATTCTAAAGCTTCGTTCAACTTGTCTTCCAACTCAGCGACCTTTTCAGATGCTGCGTCTAACATATCGAACTGTTCTTCAGGAACAGAAATATTGTGCTGTTCAAAGAGATCCTTCAAACCGGACATAAAGCCTTCTGCGATTTCTGCTTTGAGCTTGTGCTCCATAGCAACCTCGTTGGACTTCATCCATTCTTCTACAACATAGTTGAGATAGCCATCGACTCTCTCAGCCATTTCTTCTTGTGCTTCCTCGATTTGAGTAACGAGTTTTGCTTCGTACTTTTCTTCAAGATGATTCATTTCCTCTTTGAGTTTCATCCGAATAGCGGCTTCAAAAATTGTAGCAGCCTTCTTCTTAAACTCTTCCTCTAAACCGTCTGTTTCGGTTAGAGCAGAAACATCATCAGAAAGATCCATAGCAGCGACACGCTCATCAATCGACTCTTCCTCAACCTCAGGAACCTCAGCAATTACTTCTTCATCTTCTTCTACTTCAACTTCCTCAGCCTTTGCGGATGCATCGGATGGTTTAGTTGTTGGAGGAGAAGCCTTCTTTACTTTCTTAGAAGCTTCTTTGCCTGGATCACTTTTGGCATCGGGAGACACAACAGCAGGGCCCATATCTTGGCGCTCACCTGGCACTGAATCCATCTTCTCAGCTGGGGCGGCACCCTTCTTTGGGGCATCTGCGGCTACTTCGTCTAGTTGCGTATCGTCAGCGAATTCTTCGTCGGCGATCTGCTCTAGCTCGGTGTTGATATCTGTCATTGTTAGATAACTCCCTTTTGTGTTAGAATATTAGTTATTTATCATATTTAGATTTTTGACATGAAATCTTCAAAAACACTTACGCGATTTTCAATCTGCGCAGAGCGTTTTGCGTATCTCACCTTCAGCTGTCTTTTATATGATTCAATATCCATTTCTTTTATAATGCCGTTGTCCCAAACCCACTCCTTACCTTCCATGATGCCTTCCACGAAAGCATTAGGAGCAGAAGGGTCTGCTACGATATCGGCCGCAGTTGCCAAATAAAAATCATCTTTGACGATCTGCATATCTCGTTTGGGTTCTAGTGAACCCATACCTCTTGAGGAGACACCAAGTTTGGCACCTTCATCAATAAGATTCTTTACAATTTTTCCGTAAGGTGTATCCATTACCTTTGCTTCACCGATGAAGTTTTTACCATCGGGGTGAAGGTCAGTAATCATATGTGATACTCTTTCCAGATTTACAGTTGGACCATCAGGATGTCCCAACTCACCAAAGGCTCGGTTCTGGTTGACATACTCTTTGTTATATCGACCAACCTCTTTCTCTAATACAGACATTGGATACATACGACCGTTACGGTTTTTCATCTCTGCCTGCATGAACACACCTTTGATGCGATAGTTCTTAGGACCGTCATCGGTTTTTTCGATTAGGTATTCAATACTATCAATGTGTTCTGATATTAGTTTCATTATTCTTCCTCTACTTCAGCAGGGTCTCCTGTAATCCCCGTATCTACCGGATCAGCTTCGCCCATTGGTTCTTCTTCTACTGGAGCATCAAACGCTGTACGGGCTACATCCATTCGTGCAGAATCCCAAGCGTTAGATACCTTTGCAGCCATAACATCTTTGAAAGTGTCATTGGCTGTATTAAGATCACCTTTTGCAACTGAACCTATTAAATCTCTTGTTGTTGCCATAATAATAATTCTCCTTTATACTTACTATAATATTTATAAATAAACAAAGTTGTGTGGATTACTCATCTTCAACTGGTTCATCTTCTTCTTCACCAGTTTCATAATCGTAACTTGGGTTACCGAAACCACCATCGGGTCCACCCATATCAGTACCAGCACCTTGGTCGACTTGCCCGGCTGATTTCTCATTTTCAATTTCTTTATCTATTTGTTCCATTTCTTCTTCCGTCTGTTTCAATACGTGCTTTCTAACCCACTCAATAGAATAGTATGTACCAACATACTCCGATACTGCGTTGAGTTGATTCATACGAGCCTCTAGAAGTTCTGCATCTTTTAGTTCAAAGAAATGATTGTCATCATTGAAGTCATAGATAATACCTTCTTTGATAGTATCCCAATCTTCTACTGTAACAATACCTTTTAGAACACATTGAGTCTTGAGTAAGTCTTGAAACAGCATAGAGAATCTTTTTCGGAGTCTCTGAATAAACTTTGTAAACTTAATCTCATCTCTAGAAATCTCTGCTGACCGACCCATGTTAAAACCAGAGTCAGACTGCAAACGAGAAATAGGAATGTTGAGAGACTTGTAAAGTTTTTCTTGGAAGTAGTTTACATCATCCATCTCACCCAGATTCTGTCCACCAGGCAATGTTGTAATCTCTGTTCCCCTTCCTCCTTCTCGTCGTGGCAACCAGAAGTCTTCTAACATCGACATTTGATTACGGTCATCTTTGACCTCACCAGTTGAACCATCATACACAACCTTGTTGCGATAACGACTCATAACATCTTTTAGATAAGCTTCTGCCTTTGGTTTAGGTAGATTACCTACATCAATATAAAAGATTCTTCGTTCTGGTGCCCGACTGATACGATAGATGACTGTTGCATCTTCCATCATGCGGAGTTGGTTTGTTGGTTTGATTGCCTTATGCAAGTAACCATAAACCTGTTTAGTTGTTGGATTGAAGATACCAGATGTGCAATATGCAATACTATCTGGTGAAATTTTTAGACCTTGTGAATTCTTTACGCCGGGACCACCGATACCTGTAAGACCAGGATAGACACCCGCTTCGTTGTAGATGTAAAACTCTTGAACTCGTTTGACTAGTTCGATACCATCAGTTTTCTGTTCACCTTTATCTTTCTCTACTAGACGAACCTTCTTGATAAACTTAGGATCAATGTAACGTAGTTCAGTCATACCTTTCCGTGACTGTTTCTCATCAATCATCTTGTGATAGAACAAACGTCCATCAACATACCAACGACGAAAGATATCATGCGCTCGATGTTTCCATTCTAGCAAACGTAGAACTTCACTAAATTCTTGTGAGATTTTATTCTTAATAGACTTGGACAAGTCTACATTGTCAAGGTCAAGTTTTACGGAAGAATCAGTTTCATCTGCCGTAATAGATTCATTAATAATATCTTCAATTGCTTGATCGCACTCCGGAGCTTCCGATGTAGTACGATACTTACGAATTAGGTCCCAATCATTCTTTGCTGCCTTGTCTAGGTTCACATACTGACTAAAGAACCCAGCACCACCAGCTATATCTAATGTGCCTTCCTCGTCGGAAGGGGCGACAAAGGATTTCGCCTTTGCCGCCTCTTTCTTCCGGTTTATTTCGTATCCAAATAATTCTGCCATACATCTATTTATACAAATTTAAACAGAACTATTTTATACTGAACCGCCACCTCCTGATGAAGTCATGTAGTTAAAGCGCCATGTGACACCAAACTCCTCAACGACATCATTTGAATCATAAGCGAGATCAATAGGATCAATAACCTGTGGCCATATCTGAAACAGCGTATAGGTATTGATTGTTCCTTCGTTACGATCCATCTGTCGGACTTGAGCCTCACCATAATACTGCTCAGGTGATACTGCTCCAGCAGTTGTCGAACCCATGTTCTGGATAAGATTAGACCACTGTTCCAACTGACTACGAATTGACCAGGCAGCATCAGAGAATACTGTTACTGTCCATGGATCAAACACTCTTTCACCAGCAACATAGATGGTACGACCACGATATGCTACAGGAGTTTCACCAACAGTCTGTGATGGAATCTGAGCAGAACGACACAGAAATGTAAACAAGTCTGATACGCCTACAGGACCACCAGTAATACTAACCTCATATTGGTTAGCACGAGCGCCACCACCAGAGAGGCGTTGAACAAATGTATTTAAATTAGCCATTTTTCATTCCCCCCTTATGCTCGACCAACTACTTCACTGAAGTCAACTCCAGTTCGTGTTGCGATGAATGTTAATGTTACAAAGTTGATTGACCTTGCTGGTTTGATGTAGAAGTCAGCACGGAACTCATTGTTATCAATGACCTGTCCTGTGTTGTTTGATTCGTCACAAACAACTAGGTAGTCAATGATACCACGACGAGACTGAACATCTCTCAGATATGGATCAACCATTGCTTTGAAGCTGTCGCGAGTAAACTGATCGTTGAACTCAAAGAGCACAGACCGAGCAGCAACCTTGATTGCTTCTTCGATTGTAAGGAACAACCGACGAACATTGATACGACTGAATGCACTGTTTCGTGCCAGACCTGTCTTATCACCAAAGAGGATAGTACCCTCACCTGGGAAAGCAGTTACTGGGTTGACACGAGCACGATAAAGTAGATCACGTTCTGTTTGTGTTGGATTCAAAGCAAGTGAGATTGAACCACGAATCTGACCTCTCTGGATACCGGCAGGTGACCACCATGGATCTTCAAGATAATCAGTACGGGCACAAGAACCAGCGATGTGTGCGTTTAGAGGCACCCAACGATAGACATCATTGTATTTGTCATACTGTTTTGTGTAACCACTATCAAATACTGTGTATGAAGAACTACCTAAAGCATCAAAGAAAGTTTTGACATTAGAGGCAGCAGTATATGATTTACTAATACCTACAACATCACTCTTATCTGGCGAGATAAACCCAACACAGTCTTTACGTTTTTCAACGAGGTCTGTGATGAATACACCATGAGTTGTTGCACCACCGTTATTGATACTGGCAGGACCAGCGATAACTAGGTTAACATCTTGAATATCAGGATCACTGAAGTGATCGCTGTATGCTACTTGACGTTGACCTTCTGTTGGTGCTGTTGTACCACCGACACCACCGACAATACTATTTGCATCAATAGAGTTTGTTGGTGTGGTAAATGTTGTACCAGCAGCTAAACTACCCCAGTTCGTTGCGCCTGCTGGATGATCCATCCAGTAAACGTAATCACTAGTTTGGTAGATAACATCTGCATAGTAGTTAGCGTTACCTTCGTCTGTAAGACCGTCAGAAGCTTTAGATAGAGCTTCAAACTTCTGTAGGACTTCGTTCTCTACACCACTAATCTTTGCATCTTCATCAATCATAATGATGTGCATTTCGTCGTTTGAACCACCACGGTCGGTAGCATACTGAGATGTACCTGGCGCACGTTCAAACTGATCTGCCCAACGCCACTCACGGTCTACGTTAGCACCAGAAGCAATTTCTGAAGCAAGACCTGTTGCGGTTGTTGCTGGATGACGGACGATTGTAATGTCATTTGTGCTTACAACTGTTACACGATATTTTTGACCGTCTGCTTCTTGGAAGTAGACGATATCACCGACTGAGAAACCTGTACCAGCTGTCAATGTAATGACTGTCTGGCCAGCTGCTTCAACACCGGCTGTTGTTGTTTTTGCTGCTTCTGAGAAACCTGCTGCTGTATTACAAGCCTCAATACGCAGACTGTTTCCCCATGCACCGGCAGAACGAGCTGCCCATTCACCTACGTTAGCGGAACCATCGTCATAAGGACCAGTAGTACCGTCACCATCGGTGTAATGCATATTGTTTTTTACTAGAATTGGTGTACCAGAAACGCAAGCATTAACTGCGCCTGTGGTCACAATTCTAACGACCTTTAATGTATTACTATACATCAAGAAAGATGCGGCACTGAACCAGTATTGATGGTTAGTAGTATTTGGTTTCCCAAAGATATCTACCAACTGTTGTTCACTTTCGATAGTCACAACTTGATCCATAGGACCTTTTTCTGCGATGATACCGATAGCACCAATACTCGTAGGCTCATTTCTGACTGAGGTAGTCAGGTCTTTCTCTTTAATAGCAACACCAGGTGAAACTAGATCAACCATTTTTTCTATTTCTCCTTGGTTATATTACGAGTTATAATAAAAAGTACACATTCAAGTTTTGTATTGTACAGTTATTTAGTTTTTTTAGGTTCTACAAACACACATAGAGTGTCCTGATAAATAGATGTATGACTTCTACAAACACACAAGTGCGTGATATCGGCCGCAAACGATGGTTACTGAATAGTTTTAGAGACTATCAGTGTCAGTGCGGTGAAGCGGAACTAGTGTGTCTTGAATGGTTCCCGCATCATAAAAAGATACGAGGTCTAGTAATGAGACATGGCGCTAAAACTAAACAACGCAAACAGGCTATAGAGTTGATAGAGAATAGTACACCACTATGCCATAACTGTGCTGCAAGATACAGAAACGATTTAGGTCCCGGTATTCTTTAGTTGAAGTCTGGATAGTTCTTGACTGGACGCCAATAGTCACCATCACTATCTACAAAGGGAGTTAGGTCTTCCCCATAGTGTACACCGTCATCAATGAAACCAAACGGTGCCATATCAGCTTCAATAACTTCCTTCTGACTATCAAATAGCCTCTTACGAATATCATCATCAGTCAAGTCTTTGAAATATTGTTGGTCAGTCAACCAGGCAAAGAATACCAGACACATCATCAAGTCATCTGTGCCACCTTCTTCGGTCTCAAAGGATTGCCCCTTCTGAATGAATGTACTCATCTCCACGACGATATCAAAGTCTGGTATGTGTATCTTATCACCCTCAATGAGTTGTTTCAATGTAGAGCATCCTATGCGTTTTAGCGACTTGGTTGTACGAATACCTAGATCACTTTCACCATCACCAAACCCCGAACTAACTACTTGACCAAGACGACCTTTGACTTGTGATTGTATGATGTTCTCGTATGCCATATCGTGGTGTAGTGCGTCTGCAATCTGTCCACCGATGTCATTGATCTCTACAAGTATCTGAGCATCGTTGTATGTCTTTGCCGCACGATAGATGATATCGGGAAAAATAAGAGGTTTGATTTCATTACTACGATACTTCGCTACTACTCTATAGGGTATGGTTGTAATGTCCATAACAATAAATGCTGAATAGTCCTTTGAAGCACCACGAGCCACATCAACGGTAATACAATACTGATGTTCTTTATTAGGTCTTTCCCAAACATCAAACCCAGCACTTCTTTCCATTGGGTCTGTGTGTGGTATCGTTTGTATCTTTGTAGGTGATATCAAAGTATCAACACTACCCAAGAAGGAACATTCAAACTCTTGTAGAAACTGTTGCTCACTTGTGTTCTTGATAGTTTGTTCTTTCCATTCATCATCACGACCTGGCACTTCTGACCAATGTACTTCAATAGGTTTGAATTCACTAGTACCATTTTCCGCATCTGTCCACATCTTGTAAAACATATTCATGCCGTGTGGTGTGGAGATAATCATCACCTTGGACTTTTGTCCAGATGAGATAGTAGGATACACTGAACTAAAGAACTGCTCAGCAATGTTTGACGGAATAAACGCAAACTCGTCAAGGAAGATAATGTTATATGAACCACCACGAATGGCAGATGCTGATGTAGATGCAGCAAGTATCTTAGAACCATTCTCTAGTTCTAACGATCCCTTGTTCCAGTTCATCACACCCTGTTGTAACCAACCGGGTAGATGTTCGTATGCCAACTGTAGTCTAGACAATAAGTCTCTAGCAGTAGATGCCTTGTTAGCGAGAATAGCAATATTCACATTCTCATTGAAAAGAATGTAATGTATTAGATAAGATAAAACAACAGTAGACTTGCCTGATTGTCGTGGTAATTTGCAGATAGTAAAACGATTGTCGTGAAAAGTTCTTACAATCTCTTGTTGGAACGGATACATATGAAAAGGCACAAGACCTTCATCAATGCTAACAATGTTTACATAATTCTCAATGAAGTGTATGGGGTCTTGAGAACACTTGATAAACTCTTTTACTTGATCTTGTGTAAACTCTTGGCGAACTAGAGCCGACTTTAGATTGGGGTTGCCTTTATAAGTTTCAACCATCTTTATTCTTCAATAAATTCTGTAGTTCTTTTGTAGAGCCAACGAACAATGCGTTAGTAACATTAGTGGGACCTTTATCAGGAACCTCTTTTAGTTTCTGCATCTTCTCTTGTAGGTCGGCTAGTCGTTCTGTGACTTCTGATACTGTTTTGATAAGTTGACCCGCGACTTCATAGGTACGAGGATGTTCTTGTTCTCTTGCAAGATCAAGTATGCCCTCAATCGCATCCTGCCCCCTCTCAATGAGGTTGTAGAAGTTTTCCC